CGGCCCGCTCTATGGCAATTTGAAACGCTGCCCCCGACGACGCCAGCGCCAAGAGCGGCCCGGCAATAGCCGGGGCCATGCGTTTGAACGCCGCGCCGACATTACCGGCGGCGGCGTCCATCCTGCCGAGGCCCGCCGCCGCTTTGTCGCTGGCTTTGTCAACCTCGTTGATATCCTTGGCCGCCTCGTCAGCGCCCGTTTTGAACAGGATATAGAACGTTTCGAGGATGCTCATTTGCGCGCGGCGTCCTTATGGGCAAGCCATTCGTTGAAATTGGACGTTACCACGACCTCCCACAGGTCGAAAGCGTCCTCTAGGGAGTATCGCGTCTTGAGCTCGTAGAGGCTTGCTCGACCGCTTTGGACAATCGCTCCCATGAAGGGATCAACGTTGCGGAAATCCACGCTTCTGCCTTCTGGCTGAAACTCCCGAAGAAACCGGAGCTCAGCGCGCGAACGAAAAAACCGAAGTTATACTCCAGCATTTCCTTTTCGAGCAGCATCAGCGTCATGGCGTCCGGCACGTGGTTGTTGACCAGCGCCTTCGTGGTCAACGGGATCGGTGCAGCCCCGCCGCCCGGCACGGCCTGCACGTAGCTCATGAGCTTGAGCATGATCTCCTCAGACTGGCCGTATTCGCCAAGTTTGGGGATATTCGAAAGCGGATACTTGGCCACGATCTCGCGGCCCTCGACCGCCGGGACCTTGGAGATGATGTAAGTCCGCTCGTTGACCGTGATTTCCTTGGGATCGATCATTATCCTGCCAACCTCCATGATAAAGCCGGGGTTGCTCGAAACGCCCCGGCCCATCTAATCCAATCCTGACGCCGCCGTCAAGTGTGTGCCCCGCCGGGAAAGTTCCTAGCCATAAAGTCGTCCATACTCATATCGCTTTTACGTAGGTTACACGGCGGGCACAATAGCTGCAGGTTTGTTGGCCAATTGTCGCCACCTTTCGACAACGGCACGACGTGGTCAACATGATACCCGTCGAGCAAAGACACGTCACACGCGGGGCACTTTCCGTTCTGTTCGTCGTAAAGCCGTCGAATGTCCTTGACGGTGTATTTGCCGGGAGCTTTAGCTTTACGGGCTACGCGGTTCAACGTGGCGGCGCGAACGCTTTCTCTGTGTTTTTCCGGGTTCTTGGTCTGCCATTCTTTAATTTTAGCCTGTCGAGCTTCTCTGGTTTGATCGTACCTTTTGGCTTTCGCCGCCTTCACTCGATCTTTGTTTTCGAATGCGTACGCTTTGACCTTCTCAATTACCCGATCGCGGTTGCGCGCATAGTGATCACGCTGGCCAGCTTTAACCTTCTCCAGGTTGGCCGCACGATACGCTTTCATGTAAGCCCGATTGCACTCGGGGCACCGGCTTTTTGGCGTTTCGACAGCTAAACATACGTGGCAAACAGGCATAGAAAAACTCCGGTAAGATGCTAACCCTACCGGAGTAAATTTTCAAAAGCAACGCGCCTTTACGTGCGTGCCAAGTTCTCGAAGGCGAATTGATATGGTTTCGTCTTGATCCGACCGGAACTCGCCAGCGCCTTGCCGGGCACGCCGTCGGTAATCGCCCCATTACTCCAAGTCTGCGTCGAGCCGTCCGGGTACACGGCGGTTACCGTGATCACGTCGCGGGCCGGGCGTTTGCCCCGCGCCGCTCGGTTAGCCTCGAGCAGCACAGACAGGTTGCGGTCGTCGTCGGTTGCCGGGATCACGTTGAGCGTGAGCAGCAGCGGGTTTGCCTTGGCCCACGTGATCAAGTCACCGTTGACGCCCATTGCCTTGTCGGCAATCTGCTGCTGCGGCACGTCGAGGCTGTCGGCGTCATCGGCAAACTGCGTGATGTCGATGCCCGCCGGGAACGTGGTGGACGCCACGAGCCGGACGCGGATACCGAAGGCGGAAATATCAGTCATGCGCGTGCGCTCCTCAGATCAGAACGTGGGTGCCTTCGACCCGGCGGATTGCGTCGTCCTTGGCATACACCAGCGTGTAAACTGCTTTGAACTCCGTCCGACTGTCAGTCGTGACATAGGATTGCATTTCAGCGTCAAGCCAGTAACCCTTGTCCTGCACCTGATACCATGCGAGTTCATCGCCGGTCAGATCGGTAACGTAGAGTTTCTGGACCGTGGTCAGGGCCTTGTCGACGCTGATGGTGCCGTTGAACAGAGCCGGGTCAATCGCCCCTTCCTGCAGCACCGAGATCAGAGAACCGCGACCGGAGGCATTGGCGGGGATGCGCCCGACGGACAGGAGCAGCGACAGGATAACCGCTCGGGCCGTATCCTTGAGCCACATCTCATTCGCGTAGGTGTTCTGGTCAGTCGGGTCGGTCGAACCCCCGCCAAGCACACCGCGCTGGTAGAACGCGATGAACTGCCCGGCAGTCTGCGTCACGCCGTAGTAGTTGATGCGCAGCGCGTCCAGCTCGTTGGCGAGCGCGTTGGTGGTCACGCTGGCGGTCAGCCCGTCGAACTGCTGGAACATGTAGTTCTGGACGCTGTTGCGGCGCGTGTAGTCTGTCGCGGCCAGGACGATCATGGGGCACATCTCCGGATATTCTCCGGCCAGCGGTGCGTAGGTCAACGCTGTGCCGCCCTGGCTGATCAGCGCGGCCCCCAGCGCGTCCCGGTTCGTGTCATCGCAGCGGACGCAGAACATGAAATCGACGTTCCGTTCAGCGTTCCAGCCCGCAACCTCGACAACCTCGTCAGTCGTCAGCGCGTCCATGAACAGGAACGAGCCGAAATTCGTCGACCCATCGGCAGACGCGTTGAGCGTGTCTGTCAGGCTGGTAACGTCGACGCCAGGGGAGAACACCGCAGACGGCCCCCAGCCAATGCGAAGCGAAATGTCGTTGACGGTGCCCGTCACGGTTACGCTGATCGGTGCGGCCTCGGCAACGGTCCCGACGAACAGGAACGAGCGGCTGGTGGCGTCATAGCTGACGGTCGCCGTCGTGAACTGGTCGCCCGTTGCGGCGCGGATGGCCGTCTGAATAATCGTGGCCACAGCGGCAAAGCTGGCCGCGCCCGAGAAGTCCAGGCCGGTCAGGCTGGCCGTTGCGTCTCCCGCAGTCAGGGACAGGGTGCCCGCCGTGATGGCTTGCAGGTCGGTGAGCGTCGAGGTCAGGGCCGTGCCATAAATGCGCGGGGCGGCTGCAGCCGAGGCCCAACGCGCGAACTGCAGTTTGCGCGGAGACGTGATGTTCTTGGAGATCCACGAGAAGTAGAACAACGCGCGGGCGTATTCGGACGAGCCGGACCCGAAATAGGCCGAAGCATCGGCAGCGGAGGTCACCTCAACGAGGCTATCGACCGGCACGCGCGGGTTGTCGGTGAAAATGCGCCCGATCAGGTCACGCTGACGGACAACGCCCGCGCCCCCGACGCCAGACGTGATTTCCACATAGCGGGAAATACTGATGGCCATGTATTACACTCTCCCAGTGACCGGCTCGAATGTGGCGACCGGTGGCGTTGAGGTCGTTAGCGTTTCAGGGCTGACCAACACCAAATCGAAATTCGGCATGCTCTCGTATTGGTCGCTCTCGTTGACCCACTGCACGACGCGGATATCGGTAATGCGCAGCGGTCGAACGGTCTGCGCCGCGAGTGCGGTCAGCCCGGCGTCTGACTGTAGGATATCGGACGCTGATTTGCAAATATCCAACGCAGACGGCAGCGTGAGAAACGCAGGGTCTTCGGGGTTGCGGCGAGCCAGCGCGCTAACCTGGAGCGTGGTTTCCCACCATTGCAGCATCGTGCCCGTCATCGGCTCGTCCGGGTCGGGGCTGGCCGGAGTGTACCGGCGGCCCAACGAGCCGATGCGCCGGGCCCCGATAAACTGGATGGTGATCTGCGGGGCCGACCGGTTGCCGACCGTCGACGGCTGGAAAACCTGCCGCACCTGCACGTCAACATACGCGCTGCCGAGGCCCGAGAGCCCGGAAAGCAGCGTTGAGCGCACCAGCGCGGCGAGAGCGTTAGACTGCATTGGTCACCTCAACGCACATGATGCCGTCCCAGCCGTCCTGCGGGTACCACTCGGTTTTGCTGATAATCTGCCAGGTTTTGCCGTTGTATGTGAGCCGGTCGCCCGTCTTGTCCCGGTCGACGTCCTGCATGGGCTCCGCCGCATAGAACGTGGCGTAATTCTTAGTCATGTCCAGCCCGAGCGTCTGCATGAGCGTCGCGCTGACCGGCTGGAAACTGCCCCGGATCGTCACGGGTGCCTGCCATGTCGGCACGTCGACGCCTGCCGCGTTGGTCACAACGCCCTCGAAGCGCCGCCAGCCGACCGTCTGGCTCGGGA